CTTTTTGCCCTATGTAACTTTCTGAGCATTACGATGCTCCTTAGAGCTATGTGGGCACTACGGTGCCCCATAGAACTATGTAAGAGACATAATCAAATTTTAACTAGGTATCGACTGTGTTAAACCAGCAGTCAAACCCCCTTGCAGTATTAGGAACTGCAACATTTGAAGCATATTTCTGTAGTTTAGAAATGTTCTGGTGTAAGGTCTTAAGCAACCTCTATGCACATGCGCAATATGTAAGCCGCGAGTGTCTATTGTTGTGTACCCCTTATGACAGTTCCACAGAATTATCGAGTCACGGCGAGTACGTGAGCTCCTTGGTGAGTAGGTAGTTAAGTCTGAATATATATGAACCAGAGCGATCCTGAGGCTAATAACCAATGATCTCTGGAGCCAATTCATTTTCAGATCGGGCCCTACTCATGCTTAGACAAGATACGAGTGTAAGAAAATTTTCTACTACACTGGATCTATGTGGATGATGCAATCTTAGTTTCACATTATTATCTATTCCTACGTGATAGGTGTGAAGCAACCCCAAACCCTTTATAGGTCAGATACAGTCTGCAAACTGTTCGGCTATGGAGCTAGAAATACCATGCCCCCCCAAAATCATAATGAATAAGTTTTCTAATGATATTTCGGAATCTCACATGGGCAATGCCAGTGTTGATTTGGCAGTCAACACAAACACCAGTTTGGCCACTGATGTATTGGAGGAATTTGTTTCTTCCAAGGTGGAATACATGCGGTTGAGAGATAATCGCATGAGGATGGTGGATCCTAACAAGAGGGAAATCTTTGATGTTCTCTGTTGGTGCTATAAGGAAGTGAGTTGCACAGAGTTGGCAATAACTTTCTTGGAGGATATGGAAAACTCAGAAGTGAGGTGTCAGTCTGGTTTGGATGACTGGCACACAAGGAAGCGACAAGGTAAGTTGCGCGATTTGGAACGTGAAAGGCACGTTACAGCCAAAATGAAATGGCGCCCAAGTCTCGCAACTATTACCGAAGAGAATGAGGAAATTCAAGCACAATTGGGTGTTATGGATGTCCTCAATCTAGGAGGTGGTATTACCAAGGTCGCAGAGGCAGCTGGCATTGATTTGCCAGATTGGATAGTTAGTGAGGTCGAAGCTCTGATTTTGCTGTTCATTGGACTTGAAGGACAAAGCACTGCGAGAGGTGCTATTGCTGAGATCACAATGTGGGTCAAATTGCACTTCAAGAGTTCAATAAGTAAGGTCATAAGCGATTATCTCACTGAACTATTGGGGAGTGATGTTAAGCGACAGGGACCCGGAGTCGTCGAGTCCCCGGAATGGTTGAAGACGATTCGTGACATGAAATCTAATTGGACATTGGCAAGACACAACCAAGCATTTGGACAAGTTTCAAAATTGCTTGGACTTTTGGTAACATTAGGATTGTGTAAGGCTTCCAACTTGGAATTTCGGTTGCACGGTTTCCTACTATTTGCACCACGTATTGCTGACAAGCATGCAAGTGCTTTTGATTTATTGGATGCTACATTTGAAACAATTCTTTTCTTCATTGAAGGGATGTACCTATGTTTTGCTACCAAATCTCTCAAGCCATTGTTAGTTAGTGATCATGCTGCACTTCAGTTGGATGTCGAGTATGCAACTATTATGTCCGAATGGGACCTTGTGAAGGCAGGAAATCTTCACAAGATCAAGGGAAAATCAGACCAGGAGTTTGAGAGAAGAATGAATGAGTTGTCAACAAATCTGAAGAATTTGGCTAATACATTGACTGGTTTTGACAAGAAGTTAGTGTTAGACAAATTTCAACGGATACTCATGTTGCAGAATGAATTCGTTACTCTCAAGATCTCTAGTGGTGTGAGGCACTCACCATATGCATTTTTGATGTTTGGTGAGAGTAGTCAAGGAAAGACTACTGCCGGTGATCAGATCACGGATGCCTTATGTAGGAGTCAAGGTTTACCACATGGTAAGGAATTTCGAGCCACATATAATGCAGGTGATAAGTTCATGTCGAATTGGACGACTGAGAAGGTAGTGCTTAAGTTTGATGATATGTCAAACGAGAAGTCGCAATTTGTTGAGAGAGCACCAACACGTGCTGTGTTAGATGTTATCAACAACGAAATGTACTACGCACCTAAAGCAGAGGCTGAGTTGAAGGGGAAGTGTTTCGTTGAGCCTCACATTGTGAGCGCTAACACGAACAAGAAGGATTTAGATGCACATTTGTATTCAAATTGTCCTTATTCTATCCAACGTAGGTTTCTAACTATCACGTGTGTGGCAAAGGAGAAGTTTCAACGTGTTGTAGACGGAGTTGCTTGTGGCCTGGATTCGAAGAAGATCCGCGAATGGAAGGTAGAAAACAACTATGATGAAGTTGTGGATGACATTTGGTTGTTTACAGTCGAACGTGCTGTGAAGCCATCTAAGTTGAATATCGTGGCAGGTTATAAGCCGGTCGTTTGGCGAGGCAAGAAGCTAGTGGGTATCTCTATGAAGGAGTTGATCCAATTCATGTGTGAAGATTTTGACGAGCATTGCAAGAATCAACGGTCAATTTTGGATGATATGAGAAATAGAGACGATGTGATGGAGAAATGTCCACATGAAGGATGTTGTCACATCAAGTCTATGTGCCCCTATCATGATGACGCAACATGTAAACCTGTGAAACGACAACTGGGTGGTAAAATACTCAGTAGTTGTAAGAAATTGGTTGGTCATGGCGCTGAAATTTTGCCTAACTTGGAAGTGGCAGAGAAACTTGAGGATAAAGTTGCTGAAGCTGTGTATCAGAAAGGTAGATCATTCCTCAAATCCGTTGACTGGGTTCAATGGGTGCCAACACCTTGGTTGAGTGCATTTCTGAATGCCAAAGATGGTTGGAAGCTTGAAGTTGTGCGCATTTTGTATAGTGATGTTCTAGCGAGGAATTACGATACATATGCGCGCAATGCGGGATTTCTCTGCGTCTTTGCAGCAGCAACTCTATCATTGATTTTTCCATTGTATATTTCGGTTGTCGTGCTTGGAGTAGTTTATGCAACCTATGTGCGAGGCTTGAAGGAACGCGTGGAAGATGAGTTACGAGTTGAACTTCTTGACAAGAATGTTGGAGTAAGTGAAGTGGTGAAATCAGTACGTGATGACACGGTGAAGTATATCTGTTACACGAGTGCAGCTGTAGCTGCACTTTATGTGATTGCGATGAAATTCCGTGAGCATTATACTGATGTGAAGTCACAGGGTAGCTTAGCTCCAAAGACTGCTAAGGAGATTGCTGAACGAGATGCTGAGAAGAACGTATGGACTAGTGTTACAACACGTGCGCTCCCAATTTCAGAAGTGTCCAAGACGGTGACTTCATCAGTGTTAGGAGGTTTGATTGATAAGAACCAATTGTGCCTAACGATGAAATTGCCGTCAGGAGAATGTGGACAGATGAATGGACTTTTTGTTCGTTCCAATGTTGTTCTTGTTCCTGGGCATCTTTTCGATGATGTTGGAGATGTTGTGGAATGTACATTCCACAAAGTCAATGCTTCGTCAACTGGAGGAAAGTTTGCGTGCAGATTGGAGAAGTCATCTTCGTGGAGGATACCAGGGAAGGATGTAGCTATGTGTTACTGCCCTAATGGTGGCTCCTTCAGAGATCTCACCAAACACTTTCCACTTCGGGATATCGTTGATAGTGTCAATTTCCATTTATCGTATCGGCACGTATCTGGAAACTTGGAGAGAGGCACGGGACAAGGCAAACCAGTGGTTGTGAATGTGGAGAATAAGTATGTGTACCCATCATTGGAATACACCAATGCTTCATTCAACACGTTCTCAGGATTATGTGGTGCCACTTTACATACTGAAACGAGTGGATCAGTTATAGTTGGACTACATTTGGCCGGTATCGAGAAGAAACCCCAAGGATATGCTGGTTTGTTGAATCAATCAGATCTCATGGTTGGATACAATGAACTACGTAAGATTGAGGGTGTTCTCTTGACTGGAAGTGCGGAAAAGTTTGAAACACAAATACTTGGTAAAACAGTAATTGATGTGGATGCAAAGCCTCACCCCAAAAGTCCTTTGAACTACATGCCCCATGAATCTCAAGTTGAGTACTATGGTTCATGTCCTGGTCAAACAACATCCAAATCAGATGTTAAAGTGACTCCTATCAGTGAACACGTCACAGATGTGTGTGATGTCCCCAATATCTATGGGCCTCCAAAAATGAAACCTGAATGGTTTGGATGGCAATCTTGTCTAGCGAACTTGGCTGTGCCAGCAGTTCCTTATGAGCATTCATTGCTCGAGATGGCCATTAAGGATTACAAATCAGAATTGATCCCTATTTTTGGAAGCAAGTTGTGGAAGCACACACGCAAGCTGAGTGATGTGGAGAATTGTTCAGGTATTCCAGGCTTGAAGTTTGTTGACG